CTCCAGCTGATGGAGAATTAATTAAGCAAATGGAATTTACTAGAGAGGAGATAGCTTCTATATTTGCTGTTCCTCCTTCTCAGATAGGTATAATGAGAGACTCATCTTCTAGAGCTAATGTAGAAGAACAGAGCATTATGTTCTATCGTAACTGCTTACTTCCTTATCTAATTAATTGGGAACAGGAGCTGAATAAAAAATTACTTAGAGATGATGAGAAAGATTCCTTATTCTTTGAATTTAATGCTTCAGGAATACTCAGAGGAGATATTCAAAGTAGGTATAATAGTTATGCTATAGCTATTCAGAATGGTTGGCTTAACAGAAATGAAGTTAGAGAGTTAGAGAATCTTAACACTCAGGAAGGACTATCAGAATATCTAGTTCCTTTGAATATGGCTGATGTTAGTAAAGAAGAAACAAATGAAGAATAATATAGAAAGAAGAAATATCAGTAGCTCTGAATTTGAAGTTAGAGAAGCTGAAGATGGATCATATGTTATTGAGGGATATGGTGCTGTGTTCGGATCAAGGAGTAAGAACTTAGGAGGATTCTATGAGTATATAGATCCTAGAGCTTTTGAAGAAGCAGATACTTCAGGGACAGTAGCATTAATTAATCATGACAATAACTATGTACTTGGTCGTTCTCCTAATACTCTACAGCTTTCAGTAGATGAGAGGGGACTTAAATATAAAGTAAACTTAGGGAATCAGAGCTATGCTAGGGATCTCTATGAAAGTATTAAGAGAGGAGATATTAACTCTTCCTCCTTTGCCTTTACTATCGCTGATGGTGGAGATTCTTGGGAGAAGAGAGATGGGGAACTCATCAGAACTATCAACTCTATTAATATGCTCTATGATGTTTCAGCAGTAACTAATCCAGCTTATGGATCTGCTACTGTATCAGCTAGAGCATTAGAAGAAGTAGAAGCTCAGACTACTGAACAAATTGAGAAAGTAGTAGAGGAAGTTCCTCTAACATATTATCAGAAAATTAAATTAAAATTAAGTAAACTAAAAAACTAATGGATAGTTTAAAATTAAAAGAAGAGAGATCTCAATTAACAGACTCTCTAGAAACAATGGTAGATTTAGCACAGTCTGAAGGTCGTGAGCTAACTACAGAAGAGGGAGCTGAGTTTGATACTAAGACTTCTAAAATAGCTGATATCAATAAAAACATTGAGAGAGCTGAGAAATTAGAATCAATGAAGGCTTCAATGGCTGCTTCATCAGGAGTAGATTTAGCTCCTAAAGTATCTAAGGAAGAATCTGAGTATCGTTTTACTGATGCTGTGAAGGCTGCTTACACAGGTCGCATGGATGGATTAGTGAAGGAGATGGATCAGGAAGCTCGTTTACAAGAGCCTAATCGTTTGATTCGTGGTGTAGCTATTCCAATGAATGTACTACAACAGAGAGCTGATGCTAACGCAGTAGCTGTTCCTCCTGTAGATTTAGGATCTTATACAGATCAGTTATTTGCAAATTCTGTTCTTCGTGAAGCTGGAGCTAATATCTACACAGGAATGTCAGGAGATCGCAAGATGCCTATCGTTCAAAATGTAGCTTCTTCATGGGTAGCTGAATCAACTTCTAATGTAACTGAGGTAGAAGCAATTGGAGATTTAACTTCTGTAGCTTTAGAGCCTAAGAAATTAATCTCAGTAGTTAATATGACTTCTGAATTATTAGTTCAGAATACAGGAGCTGAAGCAGCATTCCGTAGAAATATGGCTGCTTCTCAGATAGCTACTTTAGAGAAAGCATTATTACAAGCTGGAGGTACAACTTCAGGAGGTCCTGATTCAATCTTTTCTGATGCTGCTGATATTACAGGGGATGCTTTAACAGCTGCTTTAGCTTATACAATGGAAGGTAACTTAATCGGTGCTGGTGTTAATCCAGCTATCTCTCGAATGGGATTCTTATTTAATGCTAAGGCTTTAGCTACAGCAAAAGGATTAGCTGCTGTATCTTCAGTTTCTCCTCTAGTAGATGCTATTGCTAAGACTTGTAATGGTTACAACTATTATGTATCTTCAAATGTTGGATTTGGTGGATCTGATGCTGATCAAGTGTTATTCGCTGACTTCAGCCGATTCCATATTGGGGTATTCGGATCTTTAGATTTGATCTTCGATCCATACAGTTTAGCTGGTGCAGGGCTTGGTAGAATCGTTGCAAATAGCTTATTTGATGGTGTAGCAACTACTCCAACAGTTATAGCTAACAAGATTACATCATAATTAATTAACTAATAAGAGAGGGGGGAAACTCCTTCTCTTTATTTTTATTTTATATGAATAAGCCGATATTAGGAAGATATAAAGTATCTACTGCTGCAACTGAAACAGCTGTAACTTTAGCTGAAGTTAAATCTCATCTAAAGATAACAGCTACAAGTGAAGATACTTACTTAACTAATTTAATTTCTGTAGCTACTGAGATGGTTCAAAACTATACAGGGCAGATATTAATTACTTCTACTATTGACTTATATATTCCTTACTTCTTAAATAGGATGGATATTAATAGAGTTCCTGTAACTAGAATAACTCATGTTAAGTATTATGATACTTCGAATTCTCTGATAACTATAACTAGCACAGACTTGTCTTATTCTGTTAGTGTAGAAGATTCTTTAGATCAAAGTCCTATTCCAGCTTCAATTATTCCAGCTAAGAATTTTACTTATCCTGATACTTATCCTAGAATGGATGCAGTTCAGATTAGATTTGATGCTGGATATGAAGATAATGATTCTGTTCCTATGGCTATTAAACAGGCTATGCTTTTAATCATAGGACAATTATATCTTAATAGAACTGATATGGTTTATAAGATGCCTGTACTATCAGAATATTTATTGAATCCTTATAGAATTGCTACTGTATAATGGCTGAAGATAAGATACAAGCTGGGCAATTCACAGAGAATGTAACTCTATCTCTATCTACTAAATCTACTCCTAATGATTACGGGGAGAGTACGAATAGCTGGAATGATAGTTATAAGACTATGTGGGTTAAGATAGAATATCTCTCAGGGAGTTCTGATGTTAAGAATGATGTAGAGCAGAGGATTCAGAAGATTAAGATTACAGGATATTATGAAGATATGATTAATCTTCTTATGCAAGATTATTCTTTATTTAGATTCATTGTTCCTAATTTAGTAAGTGCTGCATTAGGAAGTAATTTCTATTTCATTACAGAGGTTAAGCCTATAGGATTTAATAATAAGGAATTTGTAGAGGTTTATTGTAAAGGGAGATACTAATGGCTGGAGCTAACTTTGGAAAGGATCAATTTAGTGTTAAGGTTGATAAAAGTCAGGTTGCTAATTTAGGGAAATTATTTTCTGAGATTAGTGGAGTAATGACTAAAACAAAATACAAGAGATTTAGAACTAAGGTAGCTAGAGAGGGAGGAAAGATAATACAGAAAGAGATAAAGGCTAGAATCCCTAAAAGGACAAAGCCTTTAGGAGTTATAGGGAGATACTCTACTCCTAAGCTCTCAGGTAAATATAAAGCTCCTAAAGGAATGGGAGTTATGTCAACTTATCAGCCTGTAGGTACAGCTAAGAAGTCTGTTAAAGTATTTCAGAGTAGATTGAATAGAAAGTATTCAGATGTTACTGTAGGACCTATGACAAAGAGAAATAACAAGAATCCTAAGTTTGATGGATGGTATGTTAGATTTTTAGAACAGGGAACAAAAAGGAATCAGTCTTGGCAATTAGGGGGAAAACCTATACAAAGAGGTTTAGAAGCTGGTAAGAATAGAGCGTTGAAATTGATGGAAAAATTATTGAAGGATAAATTTGAAGAAGTAAGTCGATCTCATGGAAGTAGGTAAAGTTATTTATAATATATTATTTAATGACTCAACTGTAACAGGTATAACTACAAAGATAAAACCTTTGTTCTATCCTGATCCAGCAAGGCATAATCCTGAGACAGTAACTCCTTCAATTATATATGAAGTAAATAATACAAGCACTACAGATGTAAAAGCTCAGGCTTCTCCTGTAGATGTTTATCAGGTGTTAGTAACTTCTTTAGAGGATGATTATAATAGTGCAGTAGTATTATCTAAAGCTATTAAAAACGCATTAGATCAATACTCAGGTACTAACTCAGGACTGTCAGTAGATAGTATATACTTCATAGATTCAGATGATAACTTCATTCAGAATATACATGAGGGACAAAGTGGTATATTTGTTATAGAACAGATGTATCGAATAAGAATTAAAAACTAGCTAGATAATGAAGATCTACTTTTTAAAGAAATATTCTAAGATGTTTAAGCCTATGAATGTAGGAGATTCTGCTGATGTATGTTTGCAATCAGCTGAGAAACTTGTAGAGGAAGGTGTAGCTTCTTATGAATATATTGCAAAACAAGTAAAAACTAAACAAGTTAAAAAAGAAAGCTAATGGCTACTAATAACATTATTAACGGATCAGATATAGGTCTATACATATCCACTACATCTAGTGGGACTTATACATTAATTGCATTCTCTCAGGATGGGAGTTTGTCTCTATCAATGGAAACTAGAGATATTACTAATAAGTCTAGCTCAGGGTGGAGAGAATTGTTAGAATCAACTCGCTCAGGAAGTATCTCAGGAAATTTCTTCTATGCAGAGAGAAACTCAGCTGGTGCTGATGTTTATGGATATGATGACTTATTTAATCACTATAAGCTAAGAACTCAGGTATTCGTGAAATTCAGTACAGGAGTATCAGGAGATGCTTATTATACTGCTGCTGGATATGTAACTTCTTTAGAAGCTTCAGCTCCTACAGAGGATAATACTACTTGCTCAGTAACTATAGAGCTTACAGGACCTATAACAGAAGCTGATAACTAAACTAAATTAAATGGCTACAGTAACACTAAAAGACAAAGAACTTCCTATTCACTTCGGTATAGGTACTTTAAGAAAGTTCTCAGCAGAAGCTAACATCCCTATCTCAGAATTTACAGATGGGAGTATGATGGATAAGCTGACTCTAGATGACTTAATGAATATGATATTTATCGCATTTAAAGAAGGGCATCGAAAAGCTAATAAAAAGTTCTCTTTAGATATTGATGCTGTATGCGATTTAATAGATGATACAGAGGGAGGAATAGAGAAGGTTATGGGAATCTTCGGTGAATCTATGCCTTTCTCAGAGGGAAAGTAGAAGAGGCTTCAGAGGGAGGAGATCCTTCTGAGCCTCTAACTTTTGATAAAATAGATCAGAATGGATTAGGAGTTCTAAGATTATCTCCTGAAGCTTTGGATGATTTAACCTTCAGACAATATGATAATGCTTTAAAGGGTTATTATAAGAGTCAGGAGTTATTAGATAGGTCTGAGTGGATTAGATGCAGATGGCAGACTACTCTTCTTTTGAATATACAGATGGAGAAGAAGAATAGAGTTAAGCAGAAAGACCTAATTGAATTTGAATGGGAGAGAGCTAATAGAAAAGTCTTATCTTCTGAAGAGAAAAAAGAATTACAGAATAGATTAAAAGAGTTCTAAATGGCTGAGTCTAGATTAAATGTATTAGTAGGAGCTAAGATTCAAGGACTTCAAAGAGGGCTAAAATCAGCTAAGAGAAGCCTTAGAAAGTTTGAGAGGAATACTGCTCAAATGGGAAGGTCTTTAACTCAGGGATTAACTGTTCCTATGCTAGGATTTGCAGCTGTATCAATTAGAGCTTTTGATCAACAAGCTAAAGCTGAAGCTGGATTAAGGACTGCATTAGGACAGAATGAAGCAGCCTTTAAATCTCTTACAGATCAAGCTAAGGAACTTCAGAAAGTTACATTATACGGAGATGAGGAGACTATAGCAGCTCAGACTATGTTAGCTACTATGGGACTAGAGGAGGAAGCTATTAAAAGGCTTATCCCATTAGTACAGGATATGGCTACTGCTAAAGGTATGAATCTCAAAGCAGCAGCAGATTTAGTAGCTAAGTCTGTAGGAAGTTCTACTAATGCCTTATCTAGATATGGTATAACAATAGAAGGAGCTGTAGGAAGTACAGAGAGACTAGATTCAGCAGTAGGATCTCTCTCTACAATGTTTGAAGGTCAAGCTACAGCATCTGCTGAAGCTGGGGCTGGTGCATTTACTCAGCTGAAGAATACAATGATGGACTTCGCTGAGGAAGTAGGGGCTGCTTTGATGCCTATGCTAGAGCCTTTAAAAGAAAAGCTCCAACAGGTAACAGACTCTCTATCTAAGCTGAGTACAGAGCAGATTACTGCTAAGTTAAAGACAGGATTATTCATTGCTGCTATAGGTCCTTTTATTTTAATACTAAGTAAATTAGCAGCTGCATTTAGAATTATAATAGGATTATTTCCAGCTTTTATTGGAGGATTAAGAGCTTTAAAGGTAGCAATATCAACTCATCCTCTAGGAGCTTTAATAACAGGATTATCTACAGCTGTTGGATTGTTTTTAACCTTTGGAAGGAATACAAAGTATGCAACATCAGAGCTAGATGACTTTAATAAAAGTAGCTTAACTGCTTCTGAGAGATTATCAGAAATAAATAAAGAAATTGAGGAATCAGGGAAGAGTAGAATACAGCTCTTAATAGATGAGGTTTCACAATTAAAAAAAGTAGCTCAGGCTAATCTAGATGCTGCTAATGCAAAATTAGAATCAGGTACAGATAGATTTGGGATGGATATGTCTATGGAGGACATAGGTTTTCTACGATCTCAGATCATGAATTTAGAATCTGATATTAGTGGATATACTTCTACTCTGACTGAATTACATATAAAACAGGAAGAATGGAATAATTCTCTAGATGACTCTTCAACAGCTACAAAAGAACTAGGGGAGAATATGGCTCTTATTCCTTCTTTTGCTCAGCAATGGGGTGTTGATTTCAATGATTTAGGAGAGAAAATAAATGTAGTTAGTGAAATAACTAGACAATTTGTTAGTTCTTTTGCTGATGGCTTTGTTAATTTATTTGGTAAGGTTGAAGATTTAGAGGGTAATATTATGAGCTTCGGACAGAAGTTTGAGAATTTTGCAAAGTCTTTAATCGGAGATTTAGTTAAGATGATAGCTAAGGCTGTTATTTTTGCAGCTATAATGACTGCTATAACAGGAGGAAGTTTTACAGGAGTAGCATCTGTAGGAGGTACTAATTTTATGAGCACTCTAGCAGGAGGCTTAACAGGAATGGCTACAGGGGGGAATGTTCTGTCAGGACAACCTTATCTCGTTGGGGAACATGGACCTGAATTATTTACTCCTTCAGGAAGCTCAGGAGGTAGAATATCTAGTGCCTCTCAGACAGCTCAAATGGGAATACCTGATGTAAGAATATCAGGAGAAGATTTAATTATAGTATTCGATAGAGCTAGAAAGCATAGAAATACATTAGGATAAATGGCTTATAAGAACTACACTAATACATTCTACTCTGAGAAGAATAACAGATGGGATATAGAGATATGGTCTCAATCAGATACTTCAACAGGGAATATATTTACTACAGGAAAGGGAGGATTTAAGCTATCTTATAAAGGCTCAGATAACAGAAGAGATATAACTATGCCTTCTGAGATGACGATGCAGTTTATAATTAAAGATGCTGATGATCAAACTTTTATAACTGAATTATTTGAAGCTGATGATAATGAATATTTCGTATTAATTCGGAGAAACTTTGTTGTGTTTTGGTGGGGGAATCTTAATGCTGGATTCGATTCTTTAGAGAATGATTACTATCCTTATGAAGTAACTCTTAAAGCTAATGATTTTTTAGGGGAAGTAATAAACAGAAAAGATTATGTAGATATTCCTGATAATCCTATTGTATCTATTGGAGAGCTTACAGGAACACAGATATTAAGTAGAAGTAATATAGCTGCTAACGGTTTTTTAGTTGATGCTTTTCCTTTAGCTCAGTTTGAAAAAATTATTAGATTGAATAATAGATGGACAGCTCCTAATCAAATATCATATAATAATGATTATAATCCTTTCTCTATTAATAGAATAAATGTAGCAGCTTTTGAAGCCTCCTCTAATGAAGCAGGAAAATATTATCCAGCTAACGCATTTAAAGGAATATTAAAAGCTTACGGACTTAAAGCTTTTCAGTCTGAAGGTAAAGTTAATATAATTCAGCCTTATAGTTATATTGATAATACTATTAATGTTAAAAAGGTAAGACATGATGAGTCAGCATCTTTATTAAATATACCTTATGAAGATATTGATAATAGACAGAATGCTGAAAATGATACTACAGTAGCTCCTACAATAGACTCAGGTTTTAGAGGTACAGAATGGCTACAGAATCCAGCTGATTTTACTACATGGTCAGCACAGGGATCAGTTACTTCAATTAGTAGTAATTCTTTTAATATAGCTTTAACTACTTCTTATCTTTATGTCTCATTAACTGAAGGAGATTATCATGTCTCATTCTCTCAAAATTTAGCTGGAACACAGATAGTATATGCTAATACTTCAGGAGCTGATAATATCTTATTAACAGAATCAGGGGGAGCTAATTTTCAGATAGGAGCTTCAGGAGGTAGATTAAAAATAATGGCTACTTCTACAGGAACTAAAACTGTAGAATTTATTGGATTACAAAAAGGACATCTCACTAACAGAAGATTCTTAGGAGGTCAGAGATGGAGGTATCAAAGACCTATCTCTAAAGTAACTGCTAATTTTAACTATGGAGACTCTACAGCACAGGCTACTTCAAATTGGGTTAATCCTACTTCCCCTATTATAGCTCAATCTCAATATACATCATTATCTAATATAGGAGCTTTTTCTACAGCTGCAGCTGATCAGATGATAATGAATATGAATGTATTTTACGGAGAAAAATTCGATTATTTATCAGCAGCAGATAACATTACTCATATAGGAGGAATATTAACTCTAAAGCTGAAGCTAGGAAGTTTATATTTATCAGGAGATACTGCTGGAGATTTATCATGGTCAGGATCAGATTCTACTTTTACTGTGCCTGTCCCTATTGGTTATATAGATATAGGGGCTTTAGGTAATTTTATATATCAGACTTTAGGAGATGATGCTCAGGCTTTTTATCCTAATGATAATGCAGAACCTTTCTTCTCAGGGACAGGATCTAGGTCTTTAATAGGTGTTAGTCATTCGGTATCATTACCTTCAGCTTCTTCAGGAGGTAGTGTTGATTTGCAATTCTTATCTGCTGTAGTTAATTATTATACTTATCCTGACTTATCAGATCCTTCTTCTCCTCCTACTCCTTTAACAGTAGTTAAGAATAATTTATCATCTAAGTGGTTTACAGGAACAGGAATATCAGGAGGAATTAATCATTTTAATATATCCTTTGCTGAAGCAGGAAGTATATCAGGGGGGACTCAGTTCTCAGCTTCTACAGGATTAGATAATTATCAGACAGAAGATTTTGGAACATTAAGTTTAGGAATAACAGGAGATGAGAACTCTTTTTTAAATTGTATTCAGATAATTAATTCTGTAGCAGTTACGGTTGTGCCTGATTATTTACAAGTTAATAATACAGGGACTCAGTATAATATGACTTCTTTACTATTAGAGGAGTATTTAGAGCCACAAATACAGCCTTTAAAAATATTAGAGGGTAGCTACTATGTTAATGATTTTTCTGCTTTTAAATGTATAGTATTAGATGGAGAAAAATATGTATTCTTTGAGGGAACTTTAACAGCTGATTCTGATACAATGGCTGGTAATTGGTATAAACTAGCAACATCTACACAGACTATAACAACAGTAGATGATACTATAGTTTATCCTGATCCTCCTCCTCCTTCTCCTCCTAATCCTCATGATCCTACAGGTGATCAATCAATGGAGAAGGCTATGTTTAATGCTCATCTATACAATTCTATAGGGGTATCATCTACAGCTATTAATCTAGTGCAAACTGATAAGGTATTCCTATTAAATAATCCTAGATGTTCTCTGTATGATGATCAGAAATTAGTCCTTACTAGACCTGATCTAACTCAGCCTATAATATTAACTAAAGATGGAGCTTCTACCACTTCATCAGGATATATAGAAGTAGATGCTTTTACTCCTGATGTTATCTATCCTATAGGTAGTATATTATCTATACTGACTTATGATTTAACTAATGTAATAACAGGAGGAACAACTACTCCTAATTTATATCAGGGAGTAACTACTACAGAGATATATTTAAGTCCTGATAGATTTATTACTCCTAGTACAGCCTTATTTAATATGTATTCAAGGGACAATTTAGGGTCTATTCAGCAATCTTCTTATGCTAGAAGTAATAAAGCTTTCGCTTCCTGTTTTATTCCTGTAGGGTATAAGATAACTCATGTTCTTATTAGCTGCAGCCAAAACAGAGGGGTTGAAGTATTAACAGGAACAACTACTAATGATACTACTACTTCTCTCTATACAGGGAATGCTAATACTCCTATTCCTTTTGGAACTCCTTATGTGAGTGTATTAGGTACTTATGTAATATTAGAGTTAAATTTCGAAGCTAGTAGTGATGAGATTTACGGAGCAAAAATAACAATAGCAGCAGTATAATATGGACAGAGATTCAACAGAGATATTCTTAGCTAATATAGGAGCATTCTCTTTATCATTCACAGATTTACATGAGATTTTACAGGTGCTATCTTTAGTAGCTGCATTATCATTTACAATATATAAATTCGTTAAAGAAGTTAAAAATGGAAATACTAGAAAATAATTGGGTTGAGATTCTCTTAGCTTTTATGACATTCTTAAAGGTAATATTTAATTACATTCCTTCTGAGAAGGCTGTTAAAATATTCGGATTTGTTGATGATTTTATTAACTACTTAGTTAAAGATAAAAGAAAGGATGTCTAAAGATAAGGAGAAAGCTGAATCTATTTTTAAATCATGGGTTAAGGAATTAGAGGATCAGGAACAGCCTGAAACTTGTAATATAGAAGATGAGGATTGTGAAGCCTGTGGTAGCTAAACTTCTCAGCTCTGTAAATTCTATTTCGGATGTATTTAAAGAAGGACAGAAACAGAAGAAATGGAGTGCTAAGAGGTCAGTTAGTGGTGTATTATGTGCTGCTGCTGTTTCAGATATTACTATTAATGGCATTGGTTGGGAGAATGTTGCATTAAGTTTTATAGCAGTTCTTCCTTTATGCTTTAGCGTATTTCAATATGAGAGCAATACTTGTAAGACTAGAAGAGGGTAATAATCAGACATTAGGAGAGCTTAATGTATATAGTGGGATAGAAAGACTATTCTCCTGTAAGACTTTAGAGCTTCCTTATGTTATGAATCTAACAGGGATAAGCTGTATTCCTAAGGGTAATTATACAGTAGTTCCTAGATATTCTGAGAAGTACAAAAATCATTATCATGTGTTAGATGTACACAACAGAACTCACATATTAATTCATGTAGGTAACTATAAGACTCAGACAGAAGGCTGTATATTAATAGGAAAGTCCTTTGCTTATATTAATGATGATGAGTTATTAGATATATCATCTTCTAGAAAGACTCTCAAAGAGCTTATAAAAGTAGCTCCTGAAGGATTCAAATTAGATGTAATATGAAAAACGAAGTTATATTAGTTATCTCTGATCTTCATGCTCCCTATCATCACAGGGATTCTCTGAAATTCTTAGAAGCTATTAAAAAGAAATATAAACCTACTGCTGTATGGAATGTAGGAGATGAGGTTGATTATCATGCTATCAGTTATCATGACTCTGATCCTGATTTACCTTCAGCTGGAGATGAGTTAAAGAAAGCTAAGAAATTTATTAAGAAGCTAGAGAGTATCTTCCCTGAGATGATTTTAGTAGATTCTAATCATGGATCATTAGTCTACAGGAAAGCCAAAACTAATGGAATCCCCAAATCAGTCTTTAAGTCTTATAAGGAGATTTTAGGAGTTAAAAGCTGGGAATGGAAGAACTATCATAAGCATAAGCTCTGCAATGGTCAAGAGGTTTATATGATACATGGATTCAAGAAGAATGGATTAGCTTTATGTAAGGAGATGGGGATGTCTACTATTCAAGGACATTATCATTCAGAGTTCTCTATAGGATATACATCTAATCCTAATAATCTTAATTGGTCTCTAATGGTGGGATGCTTAATAGATGATAAATCATTAGCCTTTAGCTATAACAAAGTTATCCCTACTAGACCTATTATTGGCTGTGGTATAATAATCAATGGACAGCCTCAGTTAATCCCTATGGTATTAGATAAGAATGGTAGATGGGATAATATTTGTTAATAAATCTTTGATGTTTAGCATTTATTTGTATATTTGCTCTTATGGAAAAAACATCAATTCTCACAAAGTCAGGAAATAAGACTATAATCCTTCCAGCTTATTACAAAGATACAGAGTATGAAGATTCTCATTATCTCTATAAAGTTTATAAGAGAGATGGGGAATTAATATGTCTTAGAATTAAGCTAATACAAATAGATTCTTTTTTTACAGCTGAGTTATCTACTACTTCTGTAAATATTGCTATTGGCTATGAGGATTCTAATGTTTTAGAATGGACTTCTGCATTAGGTAAAGTATCAGAATTATTAACCAAACATATATAAATTATGTCATTTTTTGAACAGGGCTATGATGTCCCTAAAACATCTAAGGGAGGATATATGAAATTCCTCAAAGGAGATAATACTTTTAGAATATTAGCTAAGCCTGTAGTGGGGTGGGAGAATTGGTCAGGGGGGAAGCCTGTAAGATTTAGAATGACTGATAATCTTCCTCCTGTAGCTGACTTTGATAATGATAAACACAAGCATTTTTGGGGATTAGTAGTATATAACTACATAGATAATGCTGTTAATATTCTTCAGTTAACTCAGACATCTATACAGAATGAGATAATGGCATTAGCTAAAGATTCTGATTGGGGGGATCCTATGAGTTATGATATTAAAGTAACTAGGACAGGAGATGGGCTTTCTACAGAATATACAGTATCTCCTAAGCCACACAAAGCAATATCTAAAGAAGTTAAGGAAGCAGCTAAGACAGTTCCTGTTAATTTAGATGCTTTATTTACATCAGAAAATCCTTTTAAATGTGAAGAAGTTAAAGCTGATGATCTCCCATTCTAAGCTTCTACCTTTAAGCTATAGCAGTCTGAAACAATTCTCTGTCTCTCCAGCTCACTTCTTATCTTATAAGAATGCTCAGAGGAAAGATTCAGCTGCTATGCTTCAGGGGAGATTAATACATAAGCTAATATTAGAGCAGGATTTATTTTTAGAGGATTTTGCTGTGTTTAATGGGAGGAAAGCAGGAAAGGAATGGACAGAGTTTAAGCAGAATAATATTACTAAGGACATAGTTAAGGCTTCAGAGCTAGATATGGCTTTAGATCTTAAGAATAGTATCTCTAATCATAAGAAAGCTAGTAGGTTGATTAATGACTTACAAGCTACAGAGAAATACTTTAAGGCTGAGATAGAAGGCTTAGAGTTTCATGGGTTTATTGATGGAGTAGGAAAGGATTATTTACTAGACTTAAAGACTACAGTCTCATCAGATCCTAATAAATTTAGTAGAGATTCATGGAATATGAAGTATCATCTACAAGCTGCTATATATTGTGCAGTTACAGGAGTTAAGAATTATTATATAATAGCAGTAGAGAAGAGTTCTCCTTTTGCTGTATCAGTATTCAAATTAGATGAGGACTTGTTAGAATATGCTAAGAGTGAATTATCTAAATTAATAACAGATTTTAAGGAGTGGAATGGAGAGAATAAAGCTTACGATCATAAGATAGCTTTAGA